CAAAAAAAAAAAAAAGAAAAAAAAAAAAAAAAAAAACGTAAAAATTCTGTTAGACCAAATTTTGACCCTGATACAGAAATGCCGTTATCGCCCAAACATCATCATAAATATCACAGAAGTGTAAAAGGAGGAAAAAAAAAGAGAAAAAATAAGACTCGTAAAAAATAAATACAAACTAGACGATACACACCAGATAAGTATTCGAATAAATAATAATTGATAAAAAAATTTTATAATTATTATTAAATTATCTTCCGCCTCTTAACGAATTGGAAAATGCTACGTGTGAACTATTTAATACTGGTAAGGCATGACCTGCTGGCAATGATCTTTGTCTACGTAGTCGGTCTAATTCTCTTTGTCTCCAGTATCTACGCCATTGTTCTTCCTCACTCAATTGTTTCGATTCTTCTTCAACAATAGCTTGCTCTAACTCTTTTACCGCATCTTTTATTTTATTACATATATCATCTATTTTTTCTAAACCATCACTCATACTAATATAACTAAATAATTTTAATTTAAACCATTTTTTTCATTATATTCACTCATAGCTTCTGCATATCTTTCTTTATCTTTTGTCGCCAACTTATCATATTTATTTCTATTTTTCAATTTACCCCACGCTGCACCCAATTCTTTTGCTACTTCAGCAATAGATACTTTTTTATTTGCTTTTCTAAATTTATCAATATATTTTCCTCGATGTTCATCGCAATAAAACATAAATCCCGATTTAGCCCGCTTAGGCAAATTTGGATCTTTTCTTGGTTTAATTTTCATCTTAGAACCCAGTAATTTTTCTTGTAATTCATTAATCTTGTCTGGTTTTCCTAGCTCCATACATACCGATTTTAATAAACTCAAATGTGATTCGTAAAATACATCGTTGATTGAACACGTGTTGTTGTGGAATAATAAATTAGCCATTTTATATTAATATATATTGTGATTTCTTTAATCAATTTAATTATATATATATAATTAAATTGAAGCCGAGTTAAATATATTATTTATCGATATTAACCATGATTAAAACACTTCCAGAAGAGATCGAAAAATATATAATAAAAAATTATTTCCATTATTCGGATATATATTATTTATCTCCGGTTTGTAAAAAGTGGAGAGATATTAATAATTATATTACAGAATTAAAAAAATTTTTAAAATATGTATTTGACACTTGTTTAATACGTCCATTACAAATACGTTCGGCTAATCAAATACAAACAATGGAGTTATTTGGAAATTCAAAACGCGACTGGAAAGGTGAAAATTTAGAAGAATATTTTAATATCAAAAGAGGTTTGACGCCACCGGGAACGAGACCACGTGAAAATACTGAACAGGTGAGATTAGAAGCCGTGAACTATATAAAATATCATTCGGGACTTTTTAACGAAAATGAATTAATGAAAATTTGTCAAAGCAACAATAAAACAATGATACAAATAACTTATTTCCCATCTAGTCTCAACTTTACTGATATGTTTAAGAATAATTTAATTGATATGAAAAATCAAATCATTAAATCTAAAAAAAAATATTTATTGGACCCGAAAAACCGAGGCTTCAAAATAAAACTACACAGTAGACGCAATTATACTACCGGTGCTACAACTTTAATAATATGGAGATAATTATTGAATAACTTTATTAATATTTAAAAATAAAAAAGGATTATTGTGTATAATGTTTAAAAAATTTTTTTATTTTTTGTTGTTAGCAGTACCAGCTCTGTCTCAGTTGTCAGCCCCTTGTTCTAGAAATTGTCAAGAAATAAATCAGGTAGGTGTAAATTTTCCATCTAGAACAGAGGTCGCCGTAATGGACCAATGTGGATGGTTTCCAGTAAAATATGATACAGGAACTTTTTACTATCACAACAGGGAAACGCGCGAAAATCAATGGGAGATGCCTTATTGTGAATCAGAATTACAAGAACAATAATTAAACCATAGTTAAATTTGCCACAATTACATTATCTGCTTTAGTATCATCTTTGTTATGGGATGATATTTTATATCTATATTCTGATACTTGTTCTCCATTACCATTTCTTTTTACATGATCTTTATCAATTACATTATAGGATTGTAATTCAGACATATATGCACTCAATGCCATATTATTTTTTTTAGAATCGTTTGATATGAAGATTGAATTGTATAATTTCATTAATATTAATATTACAAAACTCATATAAGCGGTAATGGTGGTTGTTCCGGCATTATTAAAATAAATGGACGTTGTGGATAAAATTAAATTAATTGAATATACACCAGCAGTAATTTGTGAACTATAGTAATATCTATCATTTATTTTATGCAATGCCATTTCTAATTCTGGTCGTTCTTTTAAAACCAATGGTAAATTATTATCACCATAATCATCTGATATATCCAAATGTTCTATACACCAATTTTCTCTATTCAGTTCAATTGTATAACAAGTAATAAAGCATAATGTTGATAAAAAATTAAAAGCCAAACTAGTTCTGTGTAAATCACCTTCTCTGTATAAATTGTCTGTTATACTACAAACAGAATCGCCGCAAGATTGTGGAACAAACAAAACCAACATACTCCCCATTAACACCTTATAACTTTGTAGTAAAAAAATAAATATAGTTTTCATACGCTCTTTGGTATCAACGTCTACTTTCATTGTAATATATCTAAATATTAAAATTAAATTGATTTTATTATATTATATTATTGATTATGTAATTAAAAATGTCAGATTCAGCAACAACAAATACTTCGAAATACGTCGCCGCTTTACAGGAACATGCTAGGCGTGTTCAGGAGTGGAAAGCAGAGAAATTAAATCCAAAAGCAGATCAACTATTGGTTGATATGGGAATTAAAGAGGATGATACCGTGCCCACTTGCACTATTACTCAGGAAAAAATAGATTACAAAAATTGTGTAAAAACAAGTTGTGGTCATTATTTCTCCTGTGAAGAGTTTTGGGAATGGACCAAACAGAGTAATAAATGCCCGAATTGCCGTGAAGAATTAATACAGCGTGATAGGAGTGAAGAATTAGCGCTAAAAAATTTATTGGATCGCCGTAGAGAAATACGCGAACAAGTGCGCGAAGCGTATGAAGAATATGATCGTATAAATGAAAAAATATGTGGTAGGAATAGAGTATTAAAAGCGAAGCATGAAGAACTTCAAGAGTTAAAGGAAGAAGAAATAGAGTCCCGTGAAGTAAATGAAAATATTGAGAATTCAATACAGCGTAATGAGGAAATTTTGGAAGAAATGAGATTATACAAAACCAATAAAGGTCTATGGGAAAAGCGAATGAAACGTAGAGAAAGATTGGAAATCCACAGAGGAAAAGACACATGGAGAACCAATATAAAAGAGGTTCACAAGCAAATGCACGTAAATATGATGCTACGACAAGGATTTCGACTCAGCGAGATTGGATGGTGGGTTCCACGCGAAGAAGAGGTAGATTTTTCCGAAATCGATATGTTTGACCTTCCGCCTGAATTTGATGGTGTTGAAACAAGAAAAACCATGTGTATGTGGACAGAATATGAAGGTCCAAATCAAGGAAATCATCGCCAAGTGTTAGAAGAAGGTGAGGTAGATGAAATAAATTGGGATAGTTATGACTATATCATTTGGGCTGATAGGGTAGAGTCTGATTCAGATATGTCAATAGTCAACAGTGATATTGATGATATGCCAGAATTAGTAGAATCCTCGATTGTGACACCACCTCAATCTCCGCGTGAATCAACCACCCCACCACCGGTGGAGAGAGTTTCAAATTGGAGAAACAGGAGTCTTAATCCACAACAATTCAGGGAATTTGTAAACTCCTTACAACCCATCGAGATCCGTCCGATTAACAACAATAATGATATAGTAGCTCAAAGAACCATATTACAACAACTATTTGATACGAGAGGAATGAATCCAACTCATCCCGACGATTAAACGCGATACTTACATATAAAATAAAAAATATAAAATAGACATTAAAAAATTTTTTTATTGTTTATGAATGATATTAAAAAAGTCAATATATATATTAATAATATGGATTTGCCATCAAATGACAATCAGACTAGATACGATGAAACATTGGGAGGGGTTATAAATAGATTAGAATCGCGCCCACCTAGAACAACACTTCGTGATTCAAGACAATCGCCTATACAGTCGGATGATGAAACCACACAGGATGATGAAATCACGCAAGATGGGGAGGCTAATAAAAATAAATGTTGTATATGTTATGAATCCAAATCGGATTTAGAAACAGTTATTTCCGAATGTGGACACGTTCATTGTTCCACGTGTTTTTTTGAATGGTTAAAAACCAGTCGAACATGTAGTATGTGTAGAAATGATTTTGGTAGATGGGATAATTTAAACGATGAAGTAATAGAAAATATGTTGACTACTGTCCAAAAAAAATATATGAAGAAAAAAAAAGATTATTGTAAAATATCGCGTAAAATACTTCATTTGATAAATGTAATAGAAGAAAAACAAATACATAATACATCTTTATTTAATCAACAAATTAGATTAAACAATATGATAAATTATACAAAGGGGTATCATATGGCTTTGGCTGATGGCAACAAACAAACAAAACCATTGCCTTGTATGGGCGAATTTAGAAGAGGATATATGGAGGGGATGTATAAATTTAATAATAGTACAGCCGGTGAAATAGAAGATTTTTTTGGTGATATTACTGTTAATCCGACAACTAGAAAACACAATATAAAATTAATAAAAAGAGAAATAAAATCTGGTAGTGAATCTGACTTCACCACTAGTGATACGGAAGATGATTCCATGGAGGAAAATACAATTTTGCCAGCAACTGTGTTTTCATTGGGACGTGCTGATATTCCTGCCGTCCAAGAATCGGATTCGTCTTCGATATTTATTTTTAGAGGTTCGGAACAATAATTATAATTATTAAAGAATATTAAAAAGAATTAATCAATAATGATTAGATGCCATCATTAGAGGATATTACAAACGAACGTTTTAAAGAAAGGAGTTGTCCGGGGTCATTGACATATTATCTTGAAAATAAATTCGCAAACAATAAATTTACTACAGAAAAAACATACACCAATGAAGAAATCAATATGTATTTTCCTAGGTGTTTTGTCAACGATTTCAAATACGGGAAAAGTCCGGAAGAAGAATTGAATATTTTGGGATGGAAGTATGATGAAGAAAAAGAAAAATTTTACCATGATAAATATTTTGTAAAAGAACAGTCAAAAAAGACGCATATTTATTTTGACGTTGGTATAAAATTGTGGAATAAAAAAAGGTATTATGTGCCGTTGCAGCAAGAGGGGCATTTGGATAATTTGGGTATTACTTGGAGTTATAAAAAGGATGGTGCGTTTTTTTCTTTAGAACGAAATAAAGTATTGGATTATTGGAATTCGAGGAAAGGGAAAAGAATGGCGAAATATATTGAATATAGAAAGTTGAGAGAAAAGCGTAGTCAGATGTTTCAAAATATTAAAACATAAAATAATATTATTATTATTTATTAGTTATGAATAATAATAAAAATGATATTAACAATGACGAAATTAATAATTATGAACAAACCAATATATCATTATTGGTAGACGTTGACTTTAGCGAAGAGTTTATTTTATCTGGTTCATATAAAAATAATAACTCGGATTTAATAAATATTGGAATGCGTGATGTATTGGAAGATTTTTCTAAGATTGATTTTAGAAAAAACAAAACATTAAAATATTTCAATGAATCATTAAAAACGACTTTTATTGAAAAATATAAACAACAAAATAAATGCGAGTGGATGCAAATAATAAAAATATTTTCTATTTTAGACACGTATCATCTATTAAATATAATATTTATTTATAAAAATAATATTTATACCAGATTTCAAAAATTAAATACTTATTTAAAAAATATTAGGAATTATCAAGAAAAAAATTGTAATTATTTTCTTGTAGCCTTACAAAACTATTTGGGTTAAAGTAGTGGCATATTTTTATTTGGAATAGAGATTTTTTTGTTGATTGATAAAATTATGTTTCGTCTGTTCATTCCCGTATTATTTAAAATGAATGGTTGAACCAATTGAATGGATTTATTTTTATCTAACATAAACCCAGGATTTAAAGGTTCTGCTCCTATTTGCAATTCGGTCCAAACGCATCCTTCTAATACTTTTAAATAAGCGGGAATTTTACTATAATAAAATGTTTTGGGCGGCAAAATGCATAAATTTAAATCCCATTTATCAGATGTTGATATATTAATAATATTATCTGTTGGTGGTATTGTGCGCACAGATGTTGAAAAATCAGTCCCTACATATTTTGAAATCACATCATATGGGGATATATTTGATTCCAATTTTTTTATTACTTCAGGCAGTGATTTGGAAACTAATCTGTTCATACTGTATAATAATATAGTATAAATATTATATTATTATAATTCAATTTAATATATTTTATTTACAATATGTTCCAGTAATCATTACACCTAAACAAAGTATTGGAAAAAGAAACAATGAAAAAACCAATAGTTTGAATGGTATATAAAATGATTTTTGCATACAACTAAAACAACATTTTCTTTTTTCGTGTTCTATCAATAAAACATTATCTCTGTATGTAACAAAATCATTATCATAAATTTCTTCTCCGACTTCAGGTAAGCAATTGAAATACATAGTCATAAATTCGTTATCTAAATTCATAATAAATTCCATAGCCAATGCATCCATTACCATATCTCCAGGTGAATCGGCAACATAAACCAACCATATATTAGTTGCATAAATAATTAAATTAAACCCATATTCTTGTATCGTATCCAATAAAACCCAAACATCAATAGCTGGCGTCATTCTGTTTAATCTTGTTCTATCCGTAAGATTATCCCATAAAAAGAAACTTTTAACAAAATAAATTAAAAGTATAGCAAAAAAAATCATTTTATTTTCGATAGTAGCTTCATTAGGACAAGTATTTTTGTTGATATAATCTTTATATTGACTAGAAACAATGGCTATCCACATCATCCATTGTGCTACAAAAACCAATAATGGCAATGCAAACATGCTAGAAAAAATATGTGAACAATAGACGGTATTGTGTTGTTTCAAAACTTTGTTTTTGTATCCTTTTTGAATTTGATATTTAAATAATCCAAACATACCGAATTTTGGGTCATCAATAATGATTCCAATTTTTTCTTCAAGTGATACTTCCCTAGCTAAAGTTAACATTCTTTGCGGCGATGGTGTATGACAATCAGGAATTATTTTTCTAGTATGCTCTTTACCTGTTAATAAATCATCATTAAATTTTGCTTTTACGTGAGAACCAACAAAATACAAATTCTCTCCAATTATACTACACAAAGCATAACACATTTAATTAAATTAATGTAAAGTATTTAAATATTTTACTTATATTGATTAAAATATTCTTCTCTAAATTTCGAATCACGAGTTAAATACTCTCCGTCATAACCGTCTTTTAACATTTGAACTTCTATTATAGTTCTACTATGCAAATAATAATTGTATGGTTGATGTTTTTTAAAAAAAAAGTTGAAATGATAAACAAATTTTATAAATCTAACACTATTCGTCATAGAACTATAAATTATCCGTGGTCCATTAATGGGAACACTAGGTTTTGGTATACAATCCATGACTTGATTATATTTCGTGATATCGGGGTCATTTTTTAAATGTTTCCCGTGTATTTTTATATTGTGAAACATATATGATTTAATTAAGCCCCAAATATCTTCTATCAAATGCATAAGAATAATATTATAACTTGATAAAATAATTTTAATTTGTTTTTTTTCTAATAAATAATAAATAACCGCAACAACCGCAACTGGGTATTAATTCTTTTACTAAATAACCTTCTTGTCTACAATGACAACAAACCCCTTCTTCATTTGGATTTTTTTCATTCCATTCTTCAAGACAACTAAGGTGTGAATGTATTTTACATTTGCTACAATAACAATAACTTTCATGTTCGAGAATATTATAAAAACACACAACACACTCTTCGCTTTTGTAAATATTTTTTTTATTTTTTTTGGACATATTATAATAACGATACATTTTAATTTAATACTTATTTAAATATTAATTATAACTATTTAAAAAGAATAAGGTAAACCATATTGTAATAGGAATAAAATATTCCGCAAAAGGCTCGTTTAGCTCAGTTGGTAGAGCATCGGTCTTATGAGCCGAAGGTCGTGGGTTCGACCCCCACATCGAGCACCATTTTGCCGGTATAGCTCAGTTGGTAGAGCGTGTGACTTGTAATCATAAGGTCGAGAGTTCAATTCTCTCTGCTGGCTTTTTGTCTAGTTGTCCGAGTGGTTAAGGAGGCAGACTTGAAATCTGTTGGGCGTAGCCCGCGTAGGTTCAAATCCTGCACTAGACGACAATTTTAATATTAAAAATAACTTAAAGATTGTTAGCATAATTAATTTTATATGAGTGAAGCAATACAACAAAAATTGGAAGAACATAAATCGTTATTCAAAGAAGAATTGGATGGGACAAAAATTGAACTTACTAGAGAAAATATATGTAAGGCATCTAGCAATTCAATTCACGTCATGAATAATGGTTTTGCTTATGATGAATATTTTAAAATGGGTGGAACCGTGGGAAAAATGAGTTTTCAATCGACCAAAAATTTTCATCATTATGTGAAAAATAGAAAAGTTAACACTACAAAGTAATTTACATTAATGATATAATAAATTCATAACATAAAAATTATACAAGGGGAATTAGCATTCGGTAATGTGCGCGATTATGCTTTTCGCGAGAAGACGGGTTCGACTCCTTCATTCTCCACCTGCCCGCGTGGCGCAATGGATAGCGTACATGACTTCTAATCATGGGGTTCCGGGTTCGAGTCCCGGCGTGGGCTTAAATTAATTGTAAAATTGATTTAACTATTATTTTTTAGTAATAGTTAAATGGAAAAAAAACAAAAAAGGAAAAATATAAACGGAACGGTAAAAAGGGATGTGTGGTTTAAATACGTAGGAAATAAAGCAAAAGCAAAATGTTTTTGTTGTAGAAAAAATGAAATTTTTTTTTGTTCTGGAGTTCATAATACTTGGCAAGCAGGACATATTATATCTCATAACAATGGTGGCTTGGCTGAAATAAATAATTTACATCCGATTTGCAAACAATGTAATAATGATATGAATGATGAAAATTGGGATGATTATATTAGTAGACATAGAAATTTATACCATTCTTTACCTTTCTCGAATGATAATTATTATAAAAAATATGAAAAGGGAATAATATGGTGGCAAAGTTTATATAGAATGCATTTATCACGCATATAATATTTAAATTGAATTTAAAGATATATGTAATATTATTTACAACAATGAACTTATATATTTTAAAATTAAAGGAAGGTAAATATTACGTAGGAACAACAAGTAAAAATGTAATAGAAAGATTAGAAGAACATATGTCTGGACGGGGTTCTAACTGGACAAAAAAATATAAAGTTTTAAAATTAGAAAAAACAATAGAAAATTGCGATAAATATGATGAAGATAAATGGACAAAAATTTATATGGATAGACATGGTATTAAAAATGTAAGAGGTGGCTCTTATTGCGAAATAAATTTACACAGTAATAGCATTAAGTCTATTGAACGTGAAGTTACTCACGCAAATGATAGATGTTTATACTGTCATAAAGTTGGTCATTTTATAAAAAATTGTCCTGATAAAATGGACACATCATCTAAAATGTATTACAAAAATTTAAATTATTTAAATATGTCGTGTGATTTTGAAAGTGAAAGTGAAAGTGAGTTCATTGATAGCGATGGAGAAGTATGGGAAGAATCGCCATGCGAATTTGTGGGTGCTAGAGATGGAACAATATTTGATAGCCAAATGGGATACATTAGACCAAAGAAAAAAAATAATTCAGGCAAATGTTATAAATGTGGTAGATTTGGACATTATGCTTCTAATTGTTATGCTAGAAAACATGTTAGAGGATATAATATTTAAAACATAGTTAAATATTATTTTTTTACCAATAGTATAATGGATAATTCTGTATTTGACCGTGGTAAATATAAAGGAAAAACTTTTAAAGATGTTAGGATAAACCATACTGAATATATAATTTTTTTATTAAATCAACCATCTGGAAATGTAGTTCATTATTTTCCTTTTATAAAATATTGTATGGATTTTTTGAGATTAGATGTAGTAGAAGAAGAAATTTAATTGGATTTGTGATCTAAATAATACCCTAATCCGTGTGAATCCATTTTAAAAACATAACCATTTTTTGCACCAGCAAATTTTTCACTCGCAACAAACGGTTCGAGTATACGAGCACTAGCTTCTTTTTTTCCTTGCATATAATAATATATACCAACTAAAAGCAATAACCCTAATAGTATTTTTATCATATATAAACTATATCATTAAAATACTTAATATATAATCGATTAAATTGATTATATATTATATAAGTTATATAAAACAATAACAGATGCAATATTTTACATTACAACAATTACAAATCATGAATTCTACCAGTAAATGGAACAATCGTATTTTATTACCCAATATCGCATATGATCCTAATAAAAAATTTAAAATTCACGCCACGTGGAAAGCAGATTTAAACGGCAGATATTGGCAAGCTATTCGAGTCGAAAGAATCATTACTAACGAAGTAAAAAAAATTTACAACCTTATGTAATTAATCAACACAGTTAAACAAATAAGTATAAATACTTTTAATGAATACATTAATATTTGGTTGGATTAGTACAATAGGCACTTTTTTATATAAACTGCCACAAATCTATAAATTTTATAAAACAAAAACATCAGAAGATGTTAGTTTAACATCTTATATTTTACAAACAATAGGTTATATTTGTCAAATCATTCATGGTTTGATTATTGATGACCTACCCACTATTTCTTTAGGCGGCGGTGCCTTATTTATAAATATAATTATGTGTTTTCAAATATTTTATTATAGAAATTCGACAACGATAACAATGCCTGTTGAAACTACATAATTAAATTGAATTTGGAAAATTAAATAATGTATAATACAATAAAAAGATGTTTGTATTTATCGCAATTGAAGTAGCTTATATGGTGGCTCTTTTGGCTACAGGGACAATAGATTTAGAAGAATAAATTTAAATATTAGTTTACATAAAATTATTATATGTTGAGCGATTATTATGTCATAGGAGGTTGTGTTTTATATATAATCGGTGTGGGTTTTTGTGCGTATCGTTGTAGTGCATATACAAATAAATCGTCCTATTTAGAACATATATATCATGAAAATGACGATTATAAATCAATAAATCAATAAATTATTCGAATGTTTAGAAACCTTTTTTATTTCAAAAATAAATAATATTACATTAATATATAATGGCAAGAAGAAGAACTCGTCGTCGTCGTAGTCGTAGTCGCAGCCGCAGCCGCAGTCGCGGTCGTGGTAAAAAAGGTAAAAGAGGAAGCAAAAAGAATCCATTTTCAAGTAAAGCAAAAGCTATGAGAAGCACTAGAAAAGGTGCTAAATATTACAAAAGAAAAGGACGAACTTTGAAATTTAAAAAAGGAAAGAAAAAGAGACGTTAATTTACTTTAGGATTTAATAATATTTAAAATAAATAAATTTATAATAAAAAATTTATTTATTTTCGCATTCGTCTGTGCTATCGACGCTTACACTTCTCGTCCTTGTCGAAGTCCAGGATAATTTTATTTTACAGTATGGACATTCCATTTTTTTACTAATCCACGTTAAAATACAATCACTATGAAATGCATGTCCACAAGGTAATGAAATTTCATTATCGTTTTCAAAGTTTGAATAACAAATAACACATTTGGTTTCATTAAATTTGTTATTTTTAGGAAATACAATAGGTAATACCTTTGATTTTTTAATTTTTCTCTTAAACATATTAATATATATTAGTTATATTTTATGTGAATTTAATATATATACTCTATGGATAATTTTATAAATGAAGAATCCATACCCGAAATGCCTGAAGGAGGTAAATTAAACCAATATGGTGGTCGCAAAAAAACACGTAGAAAGCGGCGTAAAAAAAAGCGCGGTGGTGATATTCAAACCAGCAAAAAAAGAAGAGGGAATATTTTAACAAATAGAAACAGAGGTGTATCAGTAGATATAGAAGCGGCACATCATTTAGTCGAAGAGATTAGTTTTGAAAATTATATAAAAGATATTGATATAGTCGATTATCAAGGAAACCCGGTAAATTTACACGATATATTTAAACACCGTATAAATGGAAATCCAAATCATTTTTTACATTATGACACAAGGGAAAAAATACATGAACTAGTAAAAAAAATACACAGTAAAGGTTGGGTAAATTGTGATAGTGAATGTAAATCCCTTTTACAGCCCTTTGTAAAACAGGAAATAAATTCAACGCTATTTATTTTACGCGTATTAACAAAAAGTTTAGTTCAACCGAGAGGGTCTAACTTAAAATTAAAGTTTAAATTAAGAGTTGATAAACCATTAACAGGAGATTGGAATAATGATAGCAATAATATAGTATTGATTGTTCCCGAACAAGTAAATCCACGATTGATTATGGGTTTGGGTCCCAGTGCTTCGGGAAAAACATTTTGGGTGGAAAATTTAATTACTTTATTATCAAATAGTCCAACATTAAGTTCTACGGGATTTCCAAAGGCTTTTTTATCAATTGACGGTGGTATAATGAGAGAAGAGTCATATGTGTATCAGATGATTATCACGGTATTGGGAGATAATAAACAAGTGAAAGGATTTTCAAACCTTGTGTCGCCCGGGTTTGTGGGAAAGATGTTGCACGGAACATTATTCGAATCGGGAAAAGTAAAAAAAAAATGTAAAGAATTTTTAAAATTAGATGGAAATCAAATATCTTTATATATTCCGGAAACATTGGGTGCGCCGTGTATTGGTAGTTGTGAACCAAAAATAGAAACATATAAAAAAATTACGGGAGATAAAAACTGGATTGGTGTTTTGATATGGCAACACAAAGAGAACTGTGATTATTCGGATGAAACTAAATGTAAAGGTACTATAGCGAGTGGAACAACGCGTGAAATTGGCGAAGGTAAAAAATATAGTGCCGGTGCTTGGTCATCTTCTATGCGACAGGGGCGTTCGTTAATACAAAAGGCACCAGGTGGAATTTTTGAAATTCACAATGGTGGTGGTGCGAGTTTACCCGGAAAGGATTGTATTGGAGCGATAAAATCAAAACAACCAATAAAGGATGCATGCACAAGAAGCACGATTACGGAAACAGCTGTAAAAACCAAATATTTATTGGATTATATATCAGCAGATGAACTATTAAATAAATACAATTGTATATACAAAAATAACGAACAATTAAAGAAACAAAGAAGTGCATCACGTGGAGGTAGAGGCACGCGTAAACGTCGTAAAAAAAAGCGCACTAAAAAAAAGGCACGCCACAAACCAAGAAATCGCCGGAGAACCCGAAAACGAGGGGGTTGTTTTGGAAATTGTTTTAGAAAGAAAACAAGATATACATTGGAAGAAATCAATGAAATGGTTAGAAAAGCGGAGGAACATGACGCCCACGTTGAAAAATATAAAAAAATTTTAAATAGTAAAAAAATTAAAACAAATGTCGAACTTATGACATTTTTGGAGGAAAACAATAAAATGGATGATATTTTATATGCGGCCAATGCTTTTTCTCAATTAAATAAACCCCCCCCCGTAAGATTTGGTTCTAGGTCGCCTTCACCTTCACCTTTATTTGGAAAAATTAGCCCTCCTATGATTACTGGAGCACCATATACTGGAGCACCGAAACAATAAATAAAAAGACTTAAACGAGAAATCATATTTATTATTAAATAAATATGTTTGCAAGTTTGGAGAGAAAAATCATCAGTAAAAATTACGATGAACACATCGACTATAAAAATGGTAGTAATATTTGGTCTTATAAATATAAAGATTATCCAATAGATCAAATAACTTTAGATTATGATAAAACCATAGATAAATATATATTTTCATTTCCTATGAAAACGGGCAATATAAATTACACCTCTTATTTTGATAGCTATTCTAAAGCAATTAAGTATATGCATTTTGTAATCAATGATTATTTATAACCCATTTCTAACACCAACAGTATTAATGTAATATTAAATTGAATTTTTTTTAATATTACATGTGAAATATATAACCCACTACTAAATGCCTACTAAAACAATTTCCAAAACTACTACGAAAATGTCCCAAAAATACTCCACAAAACCAACTGAAGTCGATTCTAAGCTAGTAATAGCAGAGAATCCTGAAGACGTATTGAAAATTCTGGATACTTACGGAGTTGCTGTAATAGCATTGACCTGTGATAAAAAAGAGTTAGACAAAGCCCTTAAAGCGACAAAGTTTTACAATACTGCCAACGCAATATTCACAGACGAATTTAAGGTAGCTGAGCCTACACTAGACGAAAAGCAGAACCCAGCGACCTATAAGAAGCGCAAAGCAGGCGACGACGCGCAAGGAATGTTGCATCAATACGGCACCCCTATGCACCATTTACTACAGGATAACAGTAGACTAAGGGAGACTATGCAACAACTATACGGCACTGATATTAAGTATCTCCCAAATAGATTAAGGAAATGCACTCGATTCAAAAACGAGCCTAAAAGCCTTCATATTGAAGCCCACGAGTTATTTAAGGTAGATGAGGCTGGCAACATCACCTTAATCCCCGGCGAAATCGCTACTATCGTAGGACTAACAGGCATCAGACGATTTGGATTTTGGGATATGAAAGATGTTGACCTTAAACCACTTAAGGAATATCACGAAAAACACGGCTCTGAATTCACCTTAATAAATCCCGACTATATGCACCAGCATTACCCAGGGCGCCGCCGAATGATTAATATCGATTGCACTAAAAACCCACACCTTATTATGTGGCGCGAATCTAACCCGCATGAAATCTCCCACTCTCCTTCGCTATCCCTATTCTTAAGCCCTACTAAAAAATTCAACCAAACGCCTATCAAAAAGGTGCTATCCTACCAACCACTAGAATACCTAGGGCTTACTTATCATGAAAGCAACCTATTAGGATTATGCTACAATATGGGCGGCTACGAATGGCCAAGTGGTAAAAAACTATACCAATTTTGCCACCAACGCGCCTATAAACATTTCCTACCAAAAGTTAAAGAAGACTATAAAAACTCTGCCGGAAAATTCCAAATGCGCCTCATCAAAACGGGGAAAGTGAATCAGCATACTAAGGCATATCAGGCGAAATTAAAAAAGCTAGGAATAATATTGCCGAAAGTGGCATTCGCTAAGACTACGCCGAACTTTGTAGTCGATATCGCGAAATTACCTATCAAAATCCTACAGGACTACGGATTTATCCCTACTTCTAACGCTAAAACCGACGAGGAAATAGCTGCTGAAGCCCTATTAGAATTACAAAATCCTACTAAGGAAATACGCTCAGCTAGGCACGGTCCAAAACTCAAATACGAAAAAAATATGAATAAATACAAAAAAAACGAAAAAATACCTAAATCTAACCCTACCTCCGCTGGACACCTCCACTAACTAGCCCTACTAACTAGGGCTATCACACATACTATTAATATACCAAAAAATACGATTAAATCACTCATATAATAAAAAAAACTAAAAAATACTTAATATCTTATAGGTGTTAAGTATTTTTTTACTCGATATATATATATATATATATATATATGCCCAAACCAAAAGATATGAGTTTATACAATAAGGTTAAAACACGTGTGTATAAGAGAATACCAAAGCATAGCGCGTATAGAAGTGGGGTAGTAGTATCTAGTTATAAAAAAGCATTTAGCAAAAAATATGGTAAACGTAAAAAACCTTATTCAGGAAAGCGCACAAAAAAACGCGGACTAGGCAGATGGTTTAAAGAAAAATGGGTAAATCAACGAGGTAAGGTTGGATATAAATACAAAAGTGATATTTACCGACCATCCAAACGTATAACGAGAAAGACACCCACTACTCACAAAGAATTATCACGCAAACAAGTAAAACGAGCTAGAAGTGAAAAGCGTAGAACAGGCAGAGTAAAAAGATTCAAAAAGGGTGGAATGCCGCCAAAAGAAAAAAAAACGCCAAAAGAAAAAAAAACGCCAAAAACAACGCCAAAAACACTAATGGCAATTAGAAGAGAAAGAGAAAAAAAAATACAGTATTTAAAAAATCAAGGAATGAAAGATCCTAATCAATTTGATCTTATTAATTATGATCCTGATCAACAAGGTGGTAGAAAAATGAAAGAATCTATTGTCAAAATGCAACGTGGTCCTTTTCCAAAAAAATACACAGCAATTGTTCGAAATAAAAAAACCAAAAAAACAAGAAAAATACATTTTGGAGATAGACGATATCAGCAGTATAAAGACCGAACCAAACTCAAATTATATAAAAATAAAAATCATGGTACTAGACGTAGAATGCAAAATTATTTTAGCCGTCATTCTGGAACTAAAAAACGCGGTAAAGCTATCAAAAAAGAACGTAGGAAATCCAAAGGATTTTACAATGCAAAAATTCTAAGTCATGAATATTTATGGTAATTAAACACTAAATGTCTTACCACAACCACAGGAACCACTGGAATTTGGATTACTAAAAACAAATCTACTACCCATTGGATTGTCAATCCAATCAATTTCTGTATCTATTAAATAAAACATAGATCTATTACAAACCCATAAATTAGATTTCTCGTCTAGTTTTTGTTGTTCTGCTTTTTCAGGTTTTGTTTTAATAGGCTCTAATACATATTCTAAACCATTACAACCACCTGATTTGCAATAAAAAAATACATCTGGATTGCCAATTTTTTTTAATTTTTTAAAAGCAATGTTGGTTATGCGAACAATATTCATATGTTAATATAAAATATTTTTTTAAAATTAAATTATTTTATACAATTATAGCATAATGTTGAATCCAACATTGATAAAATCACTTTGTCAAATGTCCGCGTTAGTTTATAAACCCAATAGTTTTTTTGTTGAAAATTATTGTAAAAAACCATTACCAAAAGGTTGTGAATGTTTAGCCGATGTAAATACACAACCACAATTCATTGAAAGTAAAATTGATTGTCAGGTTTATGTAAGTGTTTTCAATAAAAATAGTATTTTATGTGCATTTAGAGGAACCGAAAATCTTAGAGATTGGTTAACGGATGCGAATATGGTTAGAGTTCGAATGGACTTGACAGGCTTAGAAGGAGATGAACGACCATTGGCTCATTGGGGAATTCTTAGACAGTTTAGAAGTGTAGAAGACAAGATAACAGGATATATAGAGGAAAAACTTAAAAATGATACAAATCAAGAAATTAAAAATATTGTTTATACTGGTCATTCATTGGGTGGTGGATTAGCAACTATAGCATTGATGAATTATTCCCATAAATATCCACAATTAAAACATATGTGTGTTACCTTCGGTGCCCCTAGAGTTGGAAACAATGAATTTAAAAACATGTTTAATGAACGTTGTTGTTTTACAAAAAGATATGTAAATTATTTTGACCCCGTTCCTTCCTTACCATTTTCTCTCCGATATTCACATACTTGCCCTTCAGAACATATCAATGTAAATATTATTGATCATGTAGAAACAAATGTATCTCGATTCTTTTGGGTATTGTGGTATAAAATAAAACATTGGGTAGGCTTTTCTTATAATCCTGTTGATGACCACAGTATAACTGGATATTATGACAGATTATGTGAATTGTTATCTGGCGAAGATGAAGAAGAAGAAAAGGAATCTGTATCCGTTGAAAATGTGGTTTTACAAGAAGAATCCAAACCTGAATAAATTTTAAATTGAATTAAACATATTGTTTTATAAATAAATAAAAAACAATATGTCAACAATAGTAGAAACACAAACAATACAAGATCCACAACCAGATTGTAGCTGTGAAAAATATTTTAAAAGTGAAGCTTTTGAAGGAACATGTAGCAGTTGTTATGAGCAAAACAAACCTGATAAATATCAAGAATTTATAAAATTACAAAATGCAAATTCACCTTCACCGCGTTTCACGCATCAAGAATTATGGGATTATACAGACAAGCATGCTATACCTTATGATAGTCAATATTGGACTGTATTGAAACATTTATTTGCTACGAATTCGTGGCAAACAGATGAGAATCTTAGAAAATTTATTGTTCATACTAAAAAGAAAACAAATTTTAAAGGTATTCGGGCAGAACAAGGTGCAGAATTAATGATGTTGTATTTAAAAACAAATCACGGAGGAAGTTTTCCAAATCGACATGCTCAAGATAAAAATGGTACTATGTTTTGGAAAATAGAACACGTCGTAGCAGGAATGATAGTAGATTATTGGAATATTACCGGTGGATTACACGGAGGAGTTGCTCATTGTTATTATGGAAATTTTGGAGACAGGCCCATTAATGAAAACAAACAAGGAGTAGATAAATGCTTAGGAATCCCACCCGCATTTCGAACTGATATATCATCTAGTAAAAAATTGGAAAAATTAAAAATTTGGCTACACAATGTGCCGACTTGTGCTACGGGTGGGAACAAGTTTTACGATACATTATAAATAATTTAAACGTTTAATATAACTGGTAGGAAAATTAAATTGTTGAGCAGCTTTAATAATAATTTTTTTATATTTTTTTACCGGTTTCCAATCTATGCAAGGACCATCTATAACATAACACATACACTTATATTTCTTGTGGCATATTTTAACATTTACATATATTCTCTTATAACGTTTACCGGCAACACCTTCTTTTACATCTAATTTTTTTTCTGTATTTTTATCAATTTTTAATACCACTCCTAAAACTTTTGATCCAATTCGTTGTTGTATATTAGCTTTTGATTTTTTTTTACTACAATTATATCCTGCTAGAGTTTGATATTTGAAAATATAATTTTTTAATTCTCCTATACCAACAACAACTGTATTTGTATTGTTGATATAATCTTGTAAATGGTTAATATTCATATTAGACCCATAAGAAAAATAATACATATAATAATATTAGAATAATTTTTTATATGTATTTAATGTCAGCTGAAGAAAAAGTATTTTCAATATCCGATTTAAGATTATATATATTACAATATGCCATTGAAGATAAAAAAGCGGAGAGAAATAATAAATGTTTAACTAGTTGTAAAGAACGCGTTAATTATACAGTAGATTCTTGTTTATGGAATATATTTTGTTGTGCAATATGTTGTTTTTGTACTTATCCTAGTTTCGGTTTTAGACCATCTCGTCAATAAAAAAAGGGCTTTTATATACAGGTTGCCTTTTTTGAGAGGGAAATAGGGTTGTTTTTTATTTGTTTTTTTATTTTTTGTTTTTTTTAGTTTTCGTTTGTAATTTTAATATGTTTTCTTTGTATTTCACGTTTAACATTTTGAATGCTTCGACAATATTGGTCCAATGTCAAACCACTCTGTAATTTGCTAATAAATCGGTATACATCAACATCTTTTGTCTGTCCAATACGATGCGCTCTAGCAATAGCTTGGTCTTCAACAGCAGGGTTCCAATGAGGGCTTGTAAAATAAACCTCGCTATATTGCTGTAAGTTCAAGCCTTCGCAACCTGTTTGGATTTGAATCAACAATACATCAGCAGTATCGTCTTTAAGGATATTGTTGCGTTCCTTTTTACTGGTGCGCCCATCTAGTGTATGAACGTTAAGCGTATCACTAAGTAATTCTTCGAGCTTATCGATTTCAGCACGATAATGACAAAACACAATTTTGTTTTTACCGTTTAAGGAATTTTCCTTTATCTTATTGACAACAGCCGATAATTTACTATGCGTTTTAACACCATTTAGTTTTGCAAGATTGATTTCCTTACCGATATTTAAGGTGCGTTTTTTCTTTTTCAAAACTTGTGTGACTAGTTGAGGATATACGCATACTTGTCTAGACCTGGTTAACATACCAAACCAATGTTCGGATAAGAATGCCATACACTCATCAATATTGTCCTCTGTCACAGCAGTGAATGAGAGTGTGGAATGCAAATCGTTGGCAAATTTTTTCTCTGCTTTACTGTCAAATTCGACTTCGATGATATTTTCATTACATTTCGGCATTTCAATACCTACACTCTCTTTTGTTCTACGCAACATTTTCGTTTCCATAATTTCCGACAACGTATCAGGAACACAATATTCTCTAGGCGATACACCTGCTAATATTAGTAGGGATACAACATCACCTAGCTTGTTGTTAATGGGAGTTCCACTAACAAACCAAAATATTGGCATTTTTTCCTGTGATACGTGCATTTTATGCGCGCCTCTAAAGGCGTTAGTATCGTGATTACGCAAATGATGAGCTTCATCGTAGATAATGCGGTCCCATTCCATCAACCACAAATCACTGGCATAATGTTCAATATTTCTATTGGCTATCATACCGTATGTGGTCAATACGACACGCACCTCATTTGACATACACCTGTCAAATGCATCATCATTTGTGCCTTTTTTGCCGTGCCATATGTGTACAGCACCAGCTAATGTTGGGCAAAATTTCTCGATAGCATCTATCCACTGTTGAAGTAGAGCGGGAGGCAATACGATAAGCGTCTTTTCCAATGGATTACATATTATAGACCCCAACATCAATATGGTCTTACCTAATCCCATCTCATCCGCTAGTATGCCCCCTTTAAATCCGCCGACCAAACGCTCACCATTGATTTCATTTTTCATACACCACTCGAAACCAGACATCTGATGCTGTTTGGTAGATAGGTTGACTGATTGTAGCCATTGGTAAAATGGCTCTAGATTCATGTATGATAAATCCATTTTATCAGTAGTGTCTTAGTATAAGTTTGTCTTTTTGATAGGTTGATTATCGACTTTATGATATTATTATTGTATACTTATTCACATGTAAGTTCGCGAAAATTTCAATTTGAAAAACGACACGGTGTTAGAATTAGGGTAAAAAATATAAATTAAAAAATATAAATTAAAAAATAATAAAATTCAATATAAATTGAAGTTTTGTTGATCTTACATGTAATAATTATTACAAAAGCACAAACAAAGTTAACATACGAATAACACACAAACAATTCAAAAAATTATTATGTCTCAATTCGCAAAATCTCAAAGTCGCCAATCAGGCAACAACGGTCGTCGCATCACTGTTCGATTAGCAGGCAATACTACCGGAAAATCGGTCAGACGCCCACAACACCCTTACAAGCGTAGACCACAGCAATCCGCTCGCAATTTCGGTGCTTTCTTAAAAGCGCCTGTTGATAGCGAAGGATTTGCTACGATAAAGCGTAGAAAACCTAGACGCCACCGTGCGCAATCTCCTCTAGTGCCAAGGGAGATAAGGACAAATTCTGCTAACAGCTTCGCAGCATTGGACCGCGATGACAGCCCGTCTCCGACCCATAACATAGCGTTGCCTAAGGTAGTTAAGCCTAAGGCGCCAACGGGTGTGTGGGGTGCTAAGTCGGCGAAGGTAGTAATCGATGCACCTATGAAGCCTAGGGTATCATTTGCCAATGATAGCGACACCCTAATGAAGCCTACGGCAGCAGAAACCAGAGAGTATGAAAAAGGCTCTGCTACCACGGAATTCGTCGAATATCCAAAGGAGGATGAATACCTTAAGCTCAAGCGTAGTAAAAGCGCGTGGCGCCCAAAGTCAGTTCCTCAAGTTAAGGAAGAATGCCACGAGGACGTATATGATGCGCGCGTGTCCTTAAACAGGGCTGCTTATGAGGTTTTCAATCAATGTCCTGTGCCTTCTTACATTGGTAGTTGGGCTGATGCCTTAGATAGCGATAGCGAGAACGAAGATGAAATAGTTCTCACTACCGACAGTCTAGGTCGCCCTATGACCGACAACTCAGCGTGGTAAGTATATAATATTCATTTTAAAAATAAAAAAAACAAAAAACAAATAAAAAACCCTCTATTCCTAACTCTAAAAGGCAAACTGTATATAAAAGTCCTTTTTTTATTTGTCTTAAAAAGATATTAATGATAATTTACTAACACTAATTATATGCTAATAGGTTTATATATAGTGGATGCAATTATTATTGCCGTAGTTCTTTATGGTTGTTGTAAAAAATATGATTTAAAAGATGAGCAAGGAGGGGAAGAAGAACTCGATATAGAAAATCCAAATTATTTGTCTTTTTATAATGAATAATAAATTGAATTAAATATTATTTTTCATTTATCAATTATAAAATGACAAGTAAAGACCCTGACATTCAATATATTTATGACCAAATAAAGGAATTCGAAACAACACAACCAGATAAATGTAGTTGTTTAAAAAAATGCGATCATTGTCGTGAGAATATAGAATTATCTTTAAAAAAATCAAAATTACCCACAATTCAAGAATTAGAATTTTTAGTAAGACGATTAACAGGTGTTGAATATGGATTTGAATCAAGACCAATGAAATGGGATGAACCTTTTGTTCCAACCACTAAAAATAAACCACTCAATTATTCTGATTGGATTTACCATATAATATTTATTGATCATGGTTTTGTTATATTTATGACCATAGACATGATAAAAAAGATACCTATATTAAAAAGTATTCTTTTGGAAGAAAATGGATGTGATAAACCATTGCGGTTAAAATATATGGATGTGAAATTAAATAAACAGTTCAAAGGACCCACTTTGTATATTACAAAATTAGAACCCTATAGTTTGGTTTTTGGTAAACCACACGATGATTATCGAATGAATATAGATAGGAGGTCTAATAATGAAGTAATAAATTTTCATGAAAAATGGTTCAAACACGATAATCTGGGTGAATGTTTAATGTATAGAAATTGGTATGCGTAATAATAATATTAATAAAATATTAATAAAACTATCTTAAAAACATTTTTTTATTAATTATTAATATGGCATCCTCGGCTTCTATTAAAAGAATAAAAAAAGAATTGTCTGATTTGTATCAAGACCCTCCCGCATATTGTAGTGCTGGTCCAAAAGATGAAGATATATTTGAATGGGTAGCGACCATAATGGGACCAGAGAAGAGTGTTTATGAGGGAGGTATTTTTAAATTAAGTATTAAATTTCCGGCACGTTATCCTTTTAAGCCTCCTAAATGTAAATTTATTACCAAAATATATCATCCAAATGTAAATATGGGTGGAGGTATTTGTTTAGATATTTTAAAGGATCAATGGAGTCCAGCATTAACTATTTCGAAAGTTCTTTTATCAATATGTAGTTTATTATGCGATCCAAATCCCGATGACCCACTAGTTCCTGATATAGCAAAACAATATATAGAAAACAGAGTTCAATATGATTTAATAGCCAGAGAATGGACTCATGTTTATGCGAACGGTAATCTGGAGGAATAATGTAAATATTTTTTATAAAGTATATAAAATATTTATCTTTTTAATTTACTTTTAATAAATTCCCAACAAGTCATTACAACTTCTTGTACTTTATTAATGTTTAATTGACCTCTGGAAGCTGCTACTACTAAATCGATTGTAGACCCGATGACCCCTTCTTTCAACATATCTAATAGTAATTTTTCTTTTTCATCGGATATGGGTGCATCAACAACTACTTTTTTTATCAAATTAACTGCTAAATATTTTTGTTGTTCGCCTTTTACTTGGGTTGATTCAACTACTTCCATTGCATTTCGAACAATTATCATTACATTTTCGACACTAATATCTTTCTGTTTTAATTTATCTTTTAAAATGTTGATTGCTTTGTTAAAAACCAATTGTTCCTCTGAGCCTGTTTCAATTGTTATATTTACTTGTTTTTTTTTGACAATATTCTCTACTTGCGTTTTTTGAGACATTATATATAATATAATTATTAAAATCATTTATAGACTATTTAAATGATTTTTGCAAAATTATAGTTTAAAACAACTTAAAGATTAACCACCAAAGTAATTTGTATGGAACCGAACAGCAAAATACATAAATCGAATATTTAAATGGTTCCAGCAAAATAAAATCACATCATTACAGCAAATTATTTCTTAATTAAAACTTTTAATTGAAGACTACGTTGTTTTCGCCCTTATAGCCCGAAAGGTTGTTCGACTTATGCTTATCATAAACAACATCCGATTACGGAAAACCATTTTTTGTATACTGAATAGGCAGTATAACCTATTTGAATCTAGAATTCAAACTTATTATTAAGATGTGAGCAATGGCCATATATATAATATTATCCGGAATATTTGATATATGAGACTTTGTATTAATGATAGACAGAGAATTATTAAGTTAATCTTAGCTATCAAGAAGTCGATGATTAATATCAATCACTCAAACAAGCTTGTTTATTTTTAGTAATTTTTTATCAAAAATTGCACTACCGTGTTAGGACACAGCGATTATAATTTTGCTTAGAAATTGTTTCTCTAATATTTAATTCGAATATCACGTATACACCATTGGGTTGGTGGTTGATAGGCAGGGTTTTATAATAGTTGAAGTTGACTTTGGGGAAAGCCTCGATGACTTATGGAAAGACATATGACTACTAGGAAAGATAGGACCTCCTAACAGCACTACCATCGGGCATAATTCATTTGGTAAAGCGATTTGACTGTGTAATCAAATTGTCGTCTGTTCGATTCAGACTGTCCGAATATCTAATATCGTAGATAAAAAATCTACATTTAGTCTTTATAATATGTTTTTTCAAAAACTTATTATAAACTTATTATAAACTTATTATAACATGAATATATATATACACAATGTCTCAAACAAATTTGAATTTAACCATACAAGATTTATACGACTATATATATATAATACCCGGAGCACATGAAACAAATGCAATGGATAAGGTAAATCAAACAACCAGATTTAAAAAATGTAAATCAGACATGCTATCTTTTGACCTTAGTAAAAAAGTAGGATATTTAACAAATAAATGCTCTGGACTAAATAAAACCGCATTAAGAGACCCCGTATGCACATACAATAACATATTACAATTCACAGGAAAAGATTTACAAGATTCCTTCACTGGGAAAATACCATTTAATACATTTTGGGAATCTTTTTGTAGATTTATACAAAATATAAATATAGGAATGGAATCTTTAAGTCAAACAGAAATTGGTAAAACACAAAATTTTTATTTAGCCACACACCATAATAGAATTAAAAAAACTATATTTGAAAAATTACTTAACAAAAAAACAAAAACAAATTTTGCAAATTGCTCTTGTGTTAAAATAACATTAACTTCACAACAAGTCGCCATCGAATGTATATTTTCAGGTTTTCCAGATAAAGATGGCAATTATATTACAAAAGATACAAAAATAGATGAAGAATCCAACCAAGCAGGAGATGAAAACTCAGACAAACCATTCAATAAAAATGGTATTATCAAATTTAAAAAAGAATTATTAAATACTTTTTCAGACATATTATCCAAAACTAATATGCATATTTATATCATACGACACGGAAATGCCTTTCATAATGCACCGCTTAAATTAGGAAACAGAAATCCATTACAAAGACCATTAGATAGTTGTTTAACACCATTAGGTATTTTACAAGCACAAAAATTAGGCATTGCATTGCGAAACTCTAATCAAATAAGAGAAAATGAACATAACTTTTATTGTTCTTCCTATATGAATAGAGCACAATTAACTATAGCAGAATTAGCAGCCGGACCTGTAATGCCAGCAAATGACTCAATTGAATCATTAAAAAATAATACAATAAGCAAAATATTGTTTTTTAGAGGACTAATGAGAAAAATGTCATTGGCTAGATTATACAGACGATTGGGGGCAAATCCTGAAAAATGGGTGGATAAAATGCAAAAACTCGCTTACAGTCGTGCCGGTGAAAAAACAGGAAATCCCGATGAAATAGTAAAAAAATTATTAAAATTTGGAGAAGTAGAAAGAGTAAAAAAATATTATAATTCATGTGAACAATACATGACATTACCCGTTTTAAAAATACCTGCCACAGGAAAAGTAGAAATAAAACCAGCATTACACATTAATAGTCCCATTGTAAATTATCGAGTTACTTCGGCGGCAGCCGGTGGTGGTAAAAAATATACTAGAAAAAAAAAAATCACCAAAAAAACCAGGAAAAAAAAAGCTTATAGAAGAAAAAAAAGAACTAAAAAATATGCACTAAAAAAAAGGCACTGGCGTAATCTATTCAAATAATTTCTCGCCAACAACCACAACATAAATACTTTATAACAAAAAAGAAATATGTTGTTAACATATATGAATATTCCTCATTTCTCAAGTTTAGTTCAGGCATCTGCTATTATTGGAATTGGTGCTAGTGCAGCAACTCTCATGGGTGGTATGGTTTTTCCAAACAATACAGATTGGAGAGATATTGCGTCTTGGGCTATTTTAGGGTCCTTGATAAGTTCGCATTACACATTAGTAAACAAAGGTTTTTTTAGATAAAATAAATTTTGAAATTACAATAATCGAAATTTATTATAATTTGTTTAGTTAATAATAATGAATACAGGAGATATGAATGAAGATAACATTTTAAATATAAATGACATTTTAAATATAAATGACGCAATAAAAGCAATGAAACTTATCATAGAGCTTACCAGTGCGCTTCAAGCCTATATCGCTCAACAACTTGCTGCGGATTTCGATTAATAAAACAATGATATTTACACCCGGAAATACCTTACATATACCTTTATACAGATAAACCTAATTATAGCTGTTTATCTACTGCTAGTTAATATAATTTATAATTAAAATTATATTAATTAAATTTATCGTCTTCTACGGCGTGATCTACGGCGTGATTTTCTACGTCTCCTACTTTTTCTACGTTTTGTTCTACGTTTGGTTCTACGTCTTCTACGGCGTTTTCCTGCTATTTTTTCCATAGGTCCTGAAGATGGTTTATTAGGCATTTCTGTATAAGTTGCACTTTCACCACGAAATTGTCCTTCTTCATAAGTAGACCCATCAGGATTTTCATGGTCGTGAGACTTTTTTTTTTTCATATGATATGAACTACCTCCACGTCTTCGTGTTCTACGCATTTTTGTACTATGTTTAGATTTATTTTTTGAACCACCATATAATCCCTTAAATACATCGCCACCACAACCTTGATATTTATTTTTATTGCCGCCTTTTTGTTGTTTTCTAATATCCATATGACACGTTTCCTTGCCTACCGGTTTACCTATTAAATCTTCTTTTAAATCACCACCTTTTTGTCGTTTATTACGACCACCAGTCAAAACAGCCTGTTGTATCTTTTCTTTGGCTTTATCTACAACTGTTCCAATAGTTCTAGTAACTTTTTGTAAAGTATCATCCTTTGCAACAACACTCATGGGAGATTCACCTGATGATATCCCCGTATCACTAAACGTAGCTCCACCTTTATTTCTTTTATTTTTATTTTTTCTCTTAACCATTTCGATATATAAATTGGTGCGATTATTTTTTTACTTCTAAATATTTACAATATATAGTTATGAATATTAAACAACACTATATATATAATTTTTCAGACCTACCAAAAGAAGGATGGATACAAGCCTGTATCCAATGTAGAGAATTTACATCCAAAGAGATATTTTTCAAAGTCGTTAAAAAAAGACAATATATTCATGAGTTTTATATACATTGTTGTCCTAGATGTAAAAGACGACATACAAATATACCAAATTATATAGAGTTTAGCGATTTATGTAATAAAATTATAAAAAAACGCTATCCAAATTTATTTTCCAGTTGAACCATGACCACCACTACCCCTTTCAGTATCGTCCAATTCATCTACTAAAACAACTTCATCAAACGGCTCTAATGTAGGAGTACATAACTGCCAATATCGTTTTCCTTTTTCCAAAACAGAATATTGATGAATACAATCCATAGCTGCTTTTAAATTTCCACGATATCCACTATCTATGATACCAACATTATTGGCTAAACGATATCCCGTTTTATAAATACTTGAACGAGCATACATGTAATATGCACTGGGTTTTGACCAGGTTCCTCCCTCCTTTTCTTTAATCTTATACAAACTACATTGTATTCCTGTATCAATTAATTTAGTTTGTCGTCCCCTCCATGTATCGGGACAATATACATCAAATCCACTATCCGGAAAATAGTTGTGTTTCATCATGTCTACTTGTTTATCAATTTGTTTTTGATATAATTCTTTTAATTCCTCATTGTCTCCTACTACTTTAACGCGTAAAACCCACTTTGTCATTATAATAGATTTAAATCATATAACATTTAAATCCATTTACTAATTATTTACACATGTTTTTGTAAATTTATTTTTGCTGGCGCCGATTCATAATTTTGATTGCCACAAGTTCTTCTTGCTTTTTTTATCATTGTATGCATGGATGCATAATTGAATGGTAAGGTTTTAGTAACGGTTGGTTTCTTTTCAGCCATCAGTTGAGAATATGATTTTTGATGTAATTTTCCTATTGAAATATTACTGTTTTTAACAAAGTCTGATTTAATACGTCCGGCATCAACAATAATTCCATTATTACAATCTTTTGGACACGATATCTTAGTATTTATTTTTGTCGGTAAAGCCGCACTACACGCTTGATTCTCTGCTAATAATACTTTTCCCTTTTTGTTTTCCAAATAAAATTCACTACCCCCACCTCGTCCAATGTCAGATATTCTTTTATAAATAGCATTATCACCAATATCACATTTACTTCCTCCCGAAATATCATAACATCCTTTGTATTTTTTTTGCATATAGGTTCTATAAGAATAATGCACAACTGGTTTTGAAACGGTTGTAGTATTTGCACAACACGTTTGATTTACTACTCCTCGATTGGTCATAGTTAATCGTGGTCCTTGTCCACTATAATTTACAGTATGCAACCTGTTATTTGATTTATATTTTCTCGAAAGAATATTGGAGCCCTGTCCACCCGATGAAAATCCATTATTTGTTGTGCCTGGTGCTTGCATTGCCTTTGATTTCATTTTTCTTATTCTATTTGACATTTATATTATAAAGAGAAATTAAATAAACAAATAAAATCTATCTTCGGGTTCATCGTTTAAACACCTCAATAAAGCCCAATATAATTTTGTTTCTAAAATACAATCCAAATGTTTTTTATAATCGTCATATCTATAATCGAATTTTATAGAATTTAAACAATTACAAACAATCATAGATAAACTATAAAATATATTTTGTGTATAATTTATATTCGTTGGGATTTGGGTTATTAATTTCATTTGTGGAGAGAAATACTCGTGTTTTTTGTAGGGTTTTGAAACCTCTAAAACGTTGTTTTTTACCAAAAATGATTCATCAATATTTAAAAATATCATAGAAATATTATCTTCATCTGATTTTATAAAAATAATGTCTTCAAAATCAATGCTTAAATAGCCCTTGCCCAATTCCGATAAAGTTTTCAATTGTTCACCTATATCTAAAAATAATGAACAACATTCGTTATAAGACAAAGTTGTTTCTCTTTTCAAGAAATCTTTTAAAGTTATAAGTGTTTCCGCTTCAAATTGAAATGCTACTTTTCTCTCCACATTTACTTTTACAAACTGTTTTATTGCTTCAAAATATTCTTGATACTCTTTATCTTTTAAAATAAATGTGTAGGTATTTTTTTTTTCTTCTACCAAATCAATCGCCCCTCTAAAAATACTTTTCATATAGTATAAATAAATATTCTATATTTAAATATTATTCTATTTTTTTTATAACATCTTCCAAAACATTTCCATTCTTAAAATCCAAATTCTCTCCACTTAATGAAAAATCATTAGGTGTCAATATACTCCAATCTGTTTCCGGTTTTAAAATTCCAACTTTTGTATAAATATATCCTACTAATGCTGCACACCAAAAACGACTTGTTTTTTGTGGTGCACTATCTATATGAAAAAAAGCTTCTATCCAATCTCTAGGAACAATATCATATGGTTTATCATACACTATAGTATGTATCTCTTCTAATTTTTCTTTGGTAAATAAATGGTCTACCGTTTGACAACACGTTGGACAATGATGATGTAGATTCCTTTTTAATTTTCTTAAAAATACATGTCCTTTATCCTTGTAAGCTTCTAAAATTTCTTGTAAAGGTGTTATTTGAACACCCAATTTAATCTTTCCATCTTGGGGGTCTGGTTTTCCCTCCCAACTACTTTCCCATACATATAATCCTTTTAATGGTGGCATATCAGAAAAAACAGGATCTCGTAAAACCATAGCAATATGTGTATAATTACTATGTGTACCCCACGAAATCATATTGGATAGTGAGCGAAAAAACCAACTACTACTATCAGAAACGAATAATAATAAATCACCTGTTTGTAAGTCAGTCATTATATATATATGGAGAGATTATATTAAATAAAAAAGCTATCTCCTGTCTTTATTTTATAATTTTAATCGATATTGTATCGTCTAATCGTCGTTGAACATTTGTTCTACCATTTGTCCAACGAAATACCCCAACATAAATTCGCCAAATTCAGGGTCGTTTGAACAAGCTTTACAAACAACGTATAGGACCAGAAGCATTAGAAACGTAGAAATCAGTTTTACAGCGAAGGGAATTTTTTTATATCGCACCTCCTTCACTTCGATAGGGCGGCACACCGGTGTTTTTTGTTGTGGAAATTCAAATAAACTTGTGTCGATAATGACAGTGTTATATTTAATATATTCTTTTTTTTCTTTGGGCATAGCCTTTTCAACCATCATACCGGTTATAAAACCATTCTGATAGGAACTGGCATTTACACCAACGAAGAGCGTGAAAACAGCGAGAGTAAAGATTGTTAACTTCATATTGAGAGTAATTGACACATGTAATAATTGATAAACTTCAATTTAATTATTTCATCTTGTTTCTGATAATAAAAAAAAGCTATCTCCTGTCTTCCTTTTTATTTGTTTTTCTATTTTTCGTTTTTTATAAAAGTTGATATACTAAGTGTTCTATTTATTTACATTGAGCTAAGCTCCTTCCAGTTCTCCACACGGTTTGCTACCTGTTCATCCGTAGCCCATTCTGTGGCGACAAAACCACCCGTGCCGTCAGGAACATAACCTTCGCTATAAGCGAATTCTGCTCGTCTAGAAGCGATAGGGTCTTCGCCTACTACACCAGTCTTATCCTCTGCTATCTCACCCTCATCGAGATCGTCAGCTGACGGCTTACGCTCTGATAGGTCTAGACGCTCCTTGCGCTTGACGCGCGGCACCATCGAAACCTTAACCTTTGCATCCTTTGCCTTAGGACCTTCAGCAGGTCGTTTGACATTGCTGATAGACGCCTTCCAGAACCACGGCTCATCATACATAATCTCTACGTATCCTCCACTTTGTAGATGAGTTAAGGTTTCACGATGGTTTCGCATATTCCACTTCTTCGCCTTGAAGTGGATGTAGGCGCGTTTGTAAGCGACCTTACCATTCTTCCACACTGGAATAAGGTCAACACGCTCTACAAAACCCATACCTGTCTCTACCATTGCCTTCTTCACGTCGTGCCACTTGAAGTTGGGAAACACGCGAGGAATACATAGGCTTACACCATTGTTTGGGTTGGAATTTTCTTGGAAATAATTTTTTTGGGAAGTTTGTTTTGCTGACATTTTGGTTTGAATTGTTTGAAAACTTGTTTGACTTGACTTGTTGTTTGGGAACTATCTATTGCATGTAAGATCCATATAACTTCAATTTATATTTTAATTAGTTCTATAATTAGGGTTCCAAAAATATATATATAATTTTTAAATTGAAGTTAATATTCTAATAATATACTTGATTATATTACAAATTATGAAAATAGCTTACAACACACAATACTATAGAAAAAATAAAAAAACAAAAAAAATTGTTCACCAATGCCCACATTGCAATTATTCTTCAACGGGACCAAAAATTACTTTAAAAAATCATATAATGGCAAAGCATACACCTGAATCTAAACGACCATTTCAATGCCCACACGATAACTGCTGTAGAGGATTTGCACAAAAAATATTATTACAACGGCATCTAAAAAAAGCACACAACACAGAAGTAGATTTAACAATCGACAGAACAATTATTGAATTTCATGTAAAAATAGGAAAGTATAATCCGGCATCAAATGCAACCAAAAACAGAGTGGCTTATTATTTATCAAAAAGAAATGGTATATTGTTTCCATCAGATTTAACAGAGTTTGAGTTTTTACCAGGCAAAATTATAAATAAAAATCATATTTATTATGACGCTAGAGAAGGTTATATAGAATTACAAACGTATAATGCAATACAACTTAAAAAACTTAACGATAATCGACTTTAAAAAATACACAATAAACTAGTCCACGATTAGTTTATTTTTTTATTTATAATTATTTATATTAATATATATGAAAAAAACAGAGAAAAATATATATTTACAAAAACAAATATTAACATACATGGGAAATAAAAGAAAACTTATCAATAATATTAATGATATAATTTCCCTTATTGAAAATGATTTTGGAGAGAAATTAACAACGATGGGTGAAGGATTTTCAGGAACCGGTGTTGTTAGCAGATTATTAAAAACAAGGTGCAAAAAATTATATGTAAATGATATAGCTGGTTATTCACGCACTTTAAATGAATGTTATTTAACTAATTTATCATCTTTAACAGACAGTGATAAAAATAAAATAAAACACCATATTGATGTATGTAATCAATTCATGTTAGGATACAATTTCGCCAATTTTGAACCAATGTCTTGTGATTTTTTTATAAGCAAATATTGGGCAGCAAACGATGATAAAAATATAAAAGAAGGGGAAAGAGTTTTTTTTACAAAAAATAACGCTTGTCGAATAGATAGAGCAATGACTTATATAAATAATTTCGTTGAAGATAAATATCGTTCCTTTTTATTAGCACCATTATTAGTTGAATCATCCATACACAACAATACAAACGGACAATTTTCGGCATTTTTTAAAGATAAAAATAAAAAAATAGGCATGTTTGGAGGAAAAAATAATATAGACATAAAAAGAATTACTGGAGAAATAAAAATACAAGAACCATTGTTATTAGATACGGGTGCCGAACCAATAATAACACAATTAGATACAAACGAATGGATTAAAAATATTGAACCAGTAGATTTAATATACTATGACCCACCATATAATAAACATCCATATAATATATATTATTTTTTATTGGATATTATCAACAATTGGGATACATCAATAGATATACCAGATACAAATAGAGGACAACCTAAAAACTGGATTAAATCGCCTTGGTGCAGTTTTTCAAAAGCAAAAAATAGTTTTATAAAATTAATAGAACACACAAAAATAAAAACTAAATTTTTATTACTGTCTTATAACAATACAGGGATTATACCAATCAAAGATTTAGAAGATATTTTAATAAAGCACGGAATTGTATATAAAATACCCATTGAACATAAAACATATAATAAACTCAAAGGTATCGCATCATATAAAAGGAAAAAAAGTTTTCAAGAAGTAAAAGAATTCATATGGTTAGTAGATTTTAGGTAAATTTTTTTTTGAAATACTTGCACTACACTTCCAAAACCATCCCACGTCATGATATATTATTTTAAAATTTTTATTTGTTAAAATCAATCGCCTTATATATTTTGAACGGTCTATATCATTCCATAATAAATGAACGAAACCCTTTTGATAACCACCCATTTTTATCAAGTCAATTTTTATTATCCTACCCAAATGATATTTTTCTAACGTGTCAAAAATATCATTTTTTGTTATAGACGAATCCAGTTTAGGTATACAAATACTAGGATAATGTTTATTATTATCCAAAACCTTTTCGATATCATTTGAATTTTTTAGATTCATATTTTCCATAATAGTATAAATCTCTATAATGTTCATTTAATACTAAAATAAAAAACAATTATAATTCAATTTAATTACTGACTCCTGTAAAAACTAATTTAATAGGGCTATTCAAATCGTAGAAATAATAAATAATTGCTGTTAAGAGTCATTTTAATAAGCCACCTCCCCAAATTATCTATTTTAATCTCTTTAATATTTTTTATATAATTAAATTGAAATTAACATATATAAATAAATCATTCATATAATATAAAGTATGAAGAAGTCAAATAGATTTAGTTGTTTAAAACCAAACTTTGATGATAAAGAAACCATAAAGGAAAAAACATCCGACAAAAATAGTAATGTGTTTTTAAAAAAAAAAACTGGAACAGTAAAGAAAAATACACGATTCGATGGTTTAAAAAACAATAATACAAATGATAATCACCAAGTTAGTGAACGATTCAATGCTTTAAAAAACAATAATACAAATGATAATCACCAAGTCAGTGAACGATTTAAATTTTTATCAAATAATCGCGAAGAAAATAGGAGATTCGATGACAGAGGCGGAAACAGGAGATTCGATGACAGAGGCGGAAACAGGAGATTCGATGACAGAGGCGGAAACAGGAGATTCGATGACAGAGGCGGCAACAGGAGATTCGATGACA